TAGGAGGATAGAAAGATGCCTTTATTAGGAACAATTGGAGCTTCTTCAGCAAGAGGTTTTGGAAGAGGCGGAAAAGGATTTACACCATTCACAGCAACATATTTAGTCATTGCTGGAGGCGGTGGTGGAGGCTGTGGGTCAAATGCATCTGCTGGTGGCGGAGGTGCCGGAGGCTATAGAACTTCTTACAATTGTGAAACTTCTGGTGGAGGTGGAGCAACTGAATCTGCAATAGAATTTACTGCAGCTGGAGATTATACTATTACTGTTGGAGCAGGTGGAACTGGTCAATTTTGTAGTGGGGGATGTTCGCAAGGTAGTGACTCAGTATTAAATTATGGAGCATGTGCTTCTATCACATCTCTTGGAGGTGGTGGGGGCACTCTAGATCCAGTTGGAAACATAGGAGGATCAGGAGGAGCAGGAGATTACAGGGCTCAAACACCAGCAAATTTTGCAGGAACTGCAGGTCAAGGTAGACCTGCTGGTCAAGGTTCAGGTTTAACATCACCGACATTTAACGTATCTTCAGGTGGAGGCGGTGGAGCTTCTGGAAATGGACAAAACGCACCACCAGCAGCTCAAGGTGGAAATGGAGGAGCAGGTCAAACAAGTACAATTTCAGGAAGCCCTGTCACTAGAGCCGGAGGCGGTGGCGGAGATTCACGATCTGGACTAGGTTCAGGAGGTCCAGGTGGCGGAGGAAATGCTACATTAACAAATACTACACCGGGAGGTGGAGGAAATGGAACAGTTAATACTGGTTCAGGTGGAGGAGCAAACAATCAACCGGGGTCTGGAAGTTATGCAGGTAATGGAGGATCAGGAATTGTTTATATAAGACTTCCAGCTTGTGCTAGTGCTTCAGTTGCACCAGGGACAAATACAATTGCACCTGCACCTGGATGTGAACAATTAGCAACCTTTACAGTAACAGGAACATTAACAATAGAATAATATGGCACATTTTGCAGAACTTGATGAAAATAATATTGTAAAAAGAGTTATTGTTGTAGGTAATGATGTACCTACTGCAAATGGGCCTTTAGGTGAAAATGATATGCATGTTGATGGTGAAACATATTGTAAAAGATTATTTGGAGGAAATTGGAAACAAACTTCGTATCACGGTAATTTTAGAGGAACATACGCAGGTAAAGGATTTAGTTTTGATGTTTCTAAAAATAAATTTATACCACCTCAACCTTATCCATCATGGTCATTAAATGCACAAGATAGATGGGAAGCTCCAATTTCAAGACCGTCTATACAAAGCTATAATGATAACGGAGTAGATACTCCTTATACAATTTCTTGGTCTGAAGAAAATTTAAGATGGGAAGGAATTGATAATAATCAACAAAATAATTATTGGGATCCTAATACATCTACTTGGATTCTTATTTCTTAAATTGACAAATAATATATAATTGATATAAAAAATTCATAAAGTAATAAATTATGAATTTGGTAAACTATTATTGGTATTTTAAATCTGTTATACCTGAAAGAATATGTAATGAAATAATTAAATACGGAAATCAAAAACAAGACAGAATTGCAGTTACAGGTAATTTAGAACAATTAAAAAAATTAAATAAAAAACAAATTTTAGATTTAAAGAAAAAAAGAGATTCTAATATTGTATGGTTAGATGATAGGTGGATTTATGATTTAATACAACCATACATACGTATTGCAAATAAAAATGCAGGTTGGAATTTTGAATGGGATTGGTCTGAACCATGTCAATTTACTAAATATAAAAAGGGACAATTTTATGATTGGCATTGTGATAGTTTTGATCAACCATATAATGAAAAACATATCTATAAAAATTTTCATAATAAAACTAGAAAATTATCTGTAACTGTTTCATTATCTGACCCTAAAGATTATAAAGGTGGTGAGTTAGAATTTGATTTTAGAAATAATGATCCAGATAAAAAAAGAAATATTGTAAAATGTAAAGAAATTTTACCCAAAGGATCTTTAGTTGTATTTCCTTCATTTGTTTGGCATAGAGTATGTCCAGTTAAAAATGGAGAAAGATATAGTTTAGTAATTTGGAATTTAGGAAAACCATTTAAATGAGTAATAGTTTAGAATATAATTTTTATTATTCAGGTCCTTTATTATTTAAAACAAAAATAAATAATCAAGATTTAATTAAATTAAAAAAATTATGTAAAAAAGATAAAAACAAAAACTGTGGAAATAGATTAGCTGGAATTATTTCAGGAGAATATGAAATTGATAAAATAAAATATGAAAAGATTATACAAAAATATTTAAATATGTTTTTACTAGCTTATCAAAATTGGTACGATGAAAAACTTGATTTTAAATTAAAAGTTAAAACCGTTTGGGTTAATTATATGAAATCAGGAGACTGTAATCCTATACACATACATACAAACTGTAAATTTTCATCTGTACTTTTTGTAGAAAAACCAAAAAATTTGTCTAAAGAAATTTTAGATTTTAAAATTAATAAAAACAAAAATTCAATACCCGGTGGTTTAATTTTTGATTTAAACCAAGCTATGGAATATCACATTTTTAACAAAAGTTTTGAACCAAATGTTGGTGACTTTTATATATTTCCATATAATGTAAAACATTCAGTAAATAGTTTTAAATCAAAAGGAGAAAGAATTAGTATAGCAGCTAATTTTATATAATAAAAGGAGAAAATAAATGAACAAATTTCCAAAAGAATTAATTAGGAATGAATATTTTAGTTGTCCAATATGGACAGCTTATGAACCTAGTTTTTTAAAAAAATTAAATAAAGCATCTGATTCATATATTAAAAAATCCAAAGCTTTATTTAAAAAAAGTATAGATGACAGAAATAAAAAATTTGGAAACAAAGGTGATATGGGACATGTTTTTCATTCAACTACTTTAATAAATGATAAAAATTTTTTTGATTTACAACAATATGTAATAGCAACATGTCATAATTTGATAGATGAAATGGGTTTTGATTTAACTAATTACAAAATGTTCATGACAGAAATGTGGGTACAAGAATTTGCTAAAGACGGAGCTGGTTTTCATTCTATGCACACTCATTGGAATGGACATATGTCTGGTTTTTATTTTTTAAAATGTAGTGAAAAAACTTCATTACCAATTTTTGCAGACCCAAGACCTGGAAATGTAATGAATTTATTACCTGAAAAAAATAAAAGTAATATTACTTATGCATCAACTTTAATTAATTACAGAGTTAAACCAGGAACATTTGTATTTTTTCCATCATATCTACCACACGAATATGTGGCAGATATGGGTTATGATCCATTTAGATTTATACATTGGAACTGTCAAGCAATTTCAAAAGGAGTATTAAATGTTCAAAAAAAATAAATATGTTATTATAAAAAATTCTGTTTCAAAAGAATTAATTAATTTTATTTATAATTATTTTTTAAATAAAAGAAATGTAGCAAAATATTTATTTGATAATAAATTAATTTCTCCTTTTACAGAATATTTTGGAAGGTGGACTGGTGAACAAGTTCCAAATACATATGAACATTATTCTGACATAGTTATGGAAACTTTATTACAAAAACTAAAACCCTTAATGGAAAAATATACAGATTCAAAATTAATTGAAACATATTCTTTTGCAAGAATATATAAAAAAGGAGATGTTTTAAAAAGACATAAAGATAGATTTAGTTGTGAAATATCAACCACATTAAATTTAGGTGGAGATCCTTGGCCAATATATTTAGATCCAACAGGAGGATATGGAAATGAAGGTAAACAAATAAATTTAAAACCAGGAGATATGCTAGTTTATTCTGGTTGTGAATTAGAACATTGGAGAGATGAGTTTAAAGGAAAAAATTGTGGTCAAGTTTTTTTACATTATAATAAAGCTAATTCAAAAAAAGCAAAAGAAAACAAATTTGATACTAGACCTATGATTGGTTTACCTGGATTTTGTAAAAAATGAATATACAAAAATTATTTCCTACACCTATTGCATTTAGTAAAAATAGTAATCACAATAAAATAAAAAATAAGTTAATTAAAACATGTAATATTTTAAAAAATAAAATTAATACAGGAGGAAAAAATTGGGCATCTAAAGTTTATAATACTTGTCAAAGTTATGACATACACACCGATAAAAATTTTATAAAAATAAATAATTTTGTATTTACCGAAGTAGATAAATTTGCATATTCTTTAAATTTTACAGGTAATAAAATATTATGTTCAAACAGTTGGTTTAATTTCTATAGTAAGTATGATTACCAAGAATATCACGATCATGATGGAGCAGATATTTCTGTAGTTTATTTTTTAAAAGGATCAAAAAATACAGGTGATCTAATGTTTAAAAGCCCTGAGCCTCCAGGAATATTTTCTGTATATGATCCTAAAAATGAATTAACTTTTAAAACTGCTAGAGTAAAACCAGAACCAGGTTTATTAGTATTATTTAAATCTAATTTAATTCATGGTGTTGATCAAAATAAAACTAATGAAACCCGTATTTCATTGGCATACAATTTTAAAGTTATAAGACAATGAATATTTTTAAAAACTCTATATTTTTAGATAAAGAAAAAACAATTTTAAAACATAAAATACCTAATGAATTATTTAAAGAAATAATTATATTTGTTAAAAAGGCTCAACAAAAAAGAAAATCAAAATATTCTTTTTTATTAAATCATTTAAATAGCGGAAAGAATGATTTTCAAATAAGTGTCGATACAGATATTTTTGAAAAATCTTTTATGTTTGGTTATCTTATAAAGTTAGGAGAATATTATTTTAATTTAAAATCTAATGATAGAAAAATAAGAATGAGAAGACTTAATGGTCATTTTGACCACTATGATTTTTGGATTAATTTTACAGAAAAAGATTCCATTAATCCTAAACACGCTCATCCAGGAACTTTATCGGGTGTAATATATTATACAGATTCATATAATCATAAAACAGAATTTGATAATAAAATTAAATATGGTGGTAAATCAAAAGAAATTCTTTTGTTTCCATCTAATTTAGGACATGAAGTAAAAAAGTATAAAAATAATAAAACCAGAATAACACTTTCATTTAATCTAGAATTATTATGATAGACTATTGGTATTGGGAAAGTTTTTTTTCTTTAAAAGAACTAAAAGACATAAATAAAATATGTGAAACTCATAAAGTTAAAAATTATGAAGACGTAAAAGCAGAATATGCTACTAAAACATCTTTAGTTAGTGGCGTTCATTACAAAGATATAAAAGATAAAATTAATAATGCATATCAAGAAATAATATCTGTAAACAATGAAAATTTTGGATACAATTTATTTAACATATCAGATTTACAAATATTAAATTTTAATAAATATAATTCAAAACAAAAATCAGAGTATTCTTGGCATTGTGATTCTTCCAATAATCATATCAATGATATTAAATTTACATTTTTAATTAATACTTCTTTAAAAAAATATAAAGGAGGAGAATTTTATTTCTTTTTTGGAAGACCTGTTACAATAAATGCATTTAATAAACCAGGAAGTATGATATTGTTTAAATCCTTTTTACATCATAAAGTAAGTCCTGTTATTAAAGGAGAGAGAAGTTCTTTAGCAATGTTTTTAAAAGGACCTAAATTTGTTTAAAGACAAATTAGAAAATATAGAGTATCCTAAAAGCAATCAGTCTTGGGACGTAGCAGGTATTATAAAAGGTCAGAATGGTTTTTACAAATTTGATACTAGACCTATACAAAAAACTAAAGATGGTGAA